AGCTCGGCGCGCCGGTCGCGCTCGGCCCTGATGCGCTGAGCCTGCTCGTCGAGCCACTGGCGGCGAAACGCGTGCCGACGGCAACCCTTCGGATCAACGAGCATCCAGCAAAGAATCAGAGGGCCTAGGGACAGTTTGAGCAGAAAGCGCCCCAGGCGCTTGAGGATCGGCACATGCTCAGGCAACGGCGGCAGATAGCGGCCCTTGAGGTGCCAGGCGCTGAGCATCGTGTACGGCGCACGCATATCAACAGGGCCCTGGTCGAGATATTCAACGCCATCACGAAACACCTGGCGCGTGTCATAGGCACGATAAAGATCAGCGCCCTTATAGGTCCAACGCTCAACCCTGACCTCGGTGCTGCGGCCATAGTAGACGTTGGCGATATGGACCTTGGGCAACCCAATCCCCATGACCTTGAATCGGTCCATTCGACGGCACACGACCAGGTGCTCGCAGAGCGATCGGACGATCTGAGCGTCACAGCTCTCGACGTCCTGGATCAGAAACATGACGTCCCAACGATGCTTTCGGGCATGCAGAAACCAATCGATGAGCTTGCGACGCTCCTTATCGTTCCACTCGCGGCTGTTGAGCCAGGTACCGCACTCGTCGAGCACGATCAGACCATAACGAGACTCGTCGTTATCGCGCGGATCGTCGGAGAGATAGCCATCACCGAGGGCATCCAGATCGGACGCCCTGGGCTTGTCAGGCAGTCGGATAGCGGATTCTTTGCAGTACGAAAACATCTCGTCGAGGTAAAGATCGAGATTGGTCGCCACCCGGCGTCCAGCGGAGAGGTAATCGCGGATTTTCGAGACACACGCGAGAGACTTTCCAGAACCGAGTTTGCCGGTAACGAAGTAGACAGCCATAACAGGACTCCTGGGAGAAAGTCCCCTGCCCCGGCCCCCTCAGGGGGCCACGGCAGGGGAAAGCTCAAATGCGCGCTTTGACGGACGCGGCATGAATGCCGGTGACATAGAGCCAGCAAGCGGCGCGGGTGGCAGCGATTGCCGCGATGCACGCTCCGGTGACCGACGGGAGGATGCCCAACCCGGTCTCAACCACGGGATGGATTCCACCAGCGAGAGACACGAGCCCGTCGAGCAAGCCATTGACGGTCGCCGTAACGGTAGCCAGTAGGGATATCCAAACCGCAATGAGCGCGAGCCGTATGCCGTATTTGGCACCGAGTTTCGCAACAACGAACTGAGCGAAATAGGCAAAGATGCTGAGCAGGAATTGAGCTAGAGCCGCCATTACATAGGCCTCGCTTTAGTTACGGCCTCAGACCAGAGAGACCGGCAGTAATGCCACGTGAACATGACGAAGATAAACGCCAAAACAGGCCGAACCCAATCGTTGATGAGCGGGCAATAGTTCGTGGACCACGAACCGATGACCGGCAACTGAGCATGAATCTCAGAACATCCGCCACCGAACGAATACCAAGACGAATAACCTATAGGAGACGTTACACCAGGGGGCGCAGCAACGTCGGTCTTTATCGTTTCAAGCTTGTCGATATACGGCTTATAAAGATCAGTGACCTCGGGCATTTCCTCCTGCTGTTCTTCTTGCTCTTCGGTAACTTCCTCGGGGTCCGTCTTTGTTTCGGTCTCAGTTGTGCCGTCGGGGTTGGTTTTCGTGACAGTCGACGTTTTGCGATAGTCGTAATAGTTGTCCCCGTATGTGATATCGATTTTGGTGTTATTTGTCGTGCTAGTGGTTCCACCGGGACCAGTCGTGCTAGTAGTCGGCCCCTTTTCCGTGACTGTTGATGGACCCTCAAGCTGCGTTGACGTGCGCAACTCCTCATAACACGACTCAGGAGCGAGAGAGCCCTCGCAGTGGTCGCGGAGGCGATCCTTGAGCCATTCACTGTCCTTTGCTGCGGCTGCGGCTTCCATGATGTCGAAATCAGCATCGGTCGCAGCGCGATAACCACCCGCAGCCTCACACGCACCGGTAGAACTGTTATAGGTAGAACCCGCAGGGCACGAGTCGCCATAACGCTGAATAGAGACCCTGGATTCATAGCCATCAGATTCACGTTTCGCAATACAACGATACTGAGTATCGGAAACGCGCTCTAGGCGATCATAGACATAGTCATTTCGCCAGCCCGCTGCAGCAATCTGAGAGCAAACCTCGACAGGTGTTAAGCCGGTATAGAAACTGGATGTACCGTCCGCACCAATATGTTCCGTCGCACTTTTCCAATAATAACCGCCAGGAACAGGACTGCCCGAGGCTGGAACTTTAACTTGCCCATCGTCAATAATTCCGTCAACCGCATCGAGCATATATTGCAGACCAATACTTAGCCCGACACCAACTACACCGCCACGCAAAGAGCCAGACATGCCCTTGATAGTGCGGGGAATAGAATAATCATATTTAACCTTAATAGGGAGCTTGGTGCCCTTTGAACCTCCACCATATGAAGATGGTATGTATTCGGTTTTTCCATCACCTGGAACGTGCAATGTATCACCACTCCTGGACGAACCGTTACCAGAACCAATGACCTGACCGTTGGACGGAAGAGAAACATATTTGCGAGTGGCGGCGTTCGCATTACCGACCGCGCAAATAAAAAGGGCGACCGAAGTCGCCAGTACCAGGGCCGCCCTTTTCATTACTTGGCCCCTTTCTTAATCCACTTCTTGACGAGGGTCATGCCCACGTCCGGTGCCAGCGAAGCGGTCAGCAGGGCGAAACCTGCGGCGATGGCCAGACCGATATAGGTCAGGATTGTGGTCTGAGCCTCAGTGATGCCGGCCTCAACCTCACCAGCAGCGAAGGCCATCGGGGATGCTGCGACGCCAACGAGCAGAGCGGTTTTCGCAACGCGCTTGGCGAGTTCTTTTTTCGACTGATACATGGTGTTGCTCCTTGCGAGAGTTATCGGGCGCCCTTGCTCATCAGTCGGATGACTGTTCGCTTGAGCCGTCCCATGCCATAGCCGGTAAACCAGCAAACGATGCAGGCCCCGGCAACTTGCACAGCGAGAGCGACGCTCATAACGAGGCCCCCGCCGTGAATCCGTGCCCGAAGCAACCGACCATCGCGACGGCCGCGATGAGGAAGTAAAGGTCGCTAAGGGTGATTTCCATTAAGCACCTACCGCCTGAGGCTTGGCGGCGGGCTGCTGAGAAGCAACGCGACGCGACTGGCGTGGGTCGATGTTGAACTGGACGCGACCGTCCTTGATCTCGCCAGTGACGTCGCATTCGTACTCACCAGCAGGCAGAACCTCGTTCTGAGCGCGGCAGTAGTAGGAGAACTTTTGCGGGTAGTCACAGCCGGGCAGATGAGCGTATGCCTCGGCCATGGTGTAGTTGTTGCCCTTGCCAGAAGTACCGGAGCGCGAGGTGCAGTTTGGGGTGACGGTGATACGAAGTTTCATGGTGTTCTCCAGAGGTCAGAAGCCGAACAGATCGGCAACGCAGGGGGTGCCACGCTCTTGGCGTTCCAAGAACCATTGGCGTTCGGGCTTAGTGCCCTGGGACTGGCGAGCTTCGAGAGCTGCCAGGGTTTCGGTTACTTGCTGCTGCAGGACCGGGTTAACGAATGCCCGGGCCTGCTGTTGCTCTTGAAGGCGGCGGCGCTGACCGCTGGTGAGCTGGGTGCCTTGGAAGCTGACGGTTCTCATGGGCGGAACTCCAAACGCACGAGGTAGAGCGCGATGGCGCCACCGGCGAGAGTTGCGATCAGAGATGCGGTCGCGGCGATCACTTGGCACCTCGACGCTTGGGCGCTGTTTCAACACGAACGCAACGTGCGAACTCAGCCTCGGCGAAGTCGGCCCAGTCAGCTGGCGTGTGATGGATGCCGGCTTGCTTGCTGTACGCCTTGATGAGCCGGTCGCGGTTTGCGCCTTTCCACTGTACGAAGGCGTTCATGCGGCCACCTGCAGATGGTTCGGGCGCTGATACCAGCTCGGGATGGCCAGCACGGTCGACTTGGTGATCTCGCGGGCCTGACGGACGAAGACGGGCGCGAAGCGGGAGGTATCGCAGGCGTTGCGGATGTTGATGCCGATTCGGTTGAGGCGCGCGGCATGCTGTTGGACGGCAGACTTGTTGAAATCGAACTGCTGGCCGTGCATCCACTGAATCGCATACATGGCGGTGGTGTTCGCTGCACGGGTGGTGTTTACGATCTGCTCAGCCAAGAGCTGTTCGGATATGGAAACGATGTCCATGGCGGTCACCTTCAGTCGTTCGTCAATTCTCAAAAACTCGTCGTGGAGCTCGGCAAAACGCCGTTCGTCAAAGAGGCCCCAATAGGCCAAGCATTCGCGCTGCAAAAATTCGTTTTTCAGCTCCTGCTCCATGCGAACCACGCCATGAAGCGCGCAGTAGTCGCGGACGCGCTGCACATACAGGAACTCGGGGGATTCATCGCCGTACAGGCGCTTGATCTTCGGAAGAAGGTTCTCATCCAGCTCAAAAGCCTTGTCGTAGGCCTTGCGGTACTGGAGGCGCCCGCCTTTGCCGTTGCCCTTCGGGGTCCAGGCGACGGTGCGGCCGTTGGGGTACAGGAAGCCGATGCTGTGCCCGATGCGCTGGGAGGACACACCGCGCAGATAGGCCAGAACGTTGCCCTCTCCTACCGATACGTTGGTGGTCAGGTCGATACGTTCGATCTTGGCGCCGTCTGCCACGCGATCACCGGTCTTTGCACCTGATGCACCGTCCCGCAGATCAACGCGAGTGCAGCGGGTGAAGCCCGGCAGGCCGTACTCAGCCAGAAGCTGGTTGTACACCGAGACACACTGCTCGATGGTCGAGAAGCCGAACAGATTATCCAGGCGCCCCACCCGGCTTGGATTGCCTTCGACGCGGACTTTCCGACCCTGCACATGGATCGTCACCGACGTGGAATAGCTGGCCTCATGCTTGAAGCGAGGCTGGCGGGTGGAGAGCACTTCGTTGGTGTTCGTGTCGATTGTGATGGTCATCACGTCGCACACGACCGGAAGATCGTGCGCGTGCTCCTGTGACATCGTAAGCCAATCGATAAACATCCCTGCTCCCCTTGTTGCATGCATGCATGCAAATCACATTGAGGCGGAATGTATACGGATGAACTTGCATGCGTCAACACAAATCACATGCATGCACGTATGCTGATTGACGGGTGTCAATATGGACCAATTGAAAATGCCAGCAACGATCCGCCTTACGAACGCCGAGCAAGAGGCGATCCGGCAAAAATGCATAGAAATCAACAAGTTACTCGTAAAGCGCGGCATGCCACCGATACGGGATAGCGAGCTTGTGCACAAAATCCTAGAAAAATCAGTGCCTTGCGTGCAGATCAATGCATCTGGCGACGTGGTAATCGAGACCGAGTAACCCCGGGAATCCGGGGTAAAGTGGGGGTGTAACAGCACCCCCCACCGCCGACCAGCTGAAAAGCGCTGCTGAAACCAAGCAACTATCGTGACCTGACCAGAGGCGGTGCTGACGGTCTTGGGAGAGCGGCAGAGAGACGTCCGGAGCGGTTGCATTTGGGCAGATCGGGGCGCGGGTTGAGTTGGTGGCGGGACAGCGGGACGAAGATCGCGAGAAGCCTCCTGAGGGCCGTATAGGCAGCTGGGGGCTTTTTTGTGGGTCGATGGTTGCGGCCCCTTCGGGGGTATCGTCGCAGGCGCTATGAGGCACGACAGGAGGCCATGCAGGCGACTAATCGCCGCGAGCGGCGAGGTCGAGGCCAGCAGGACAGGTCAGAGCAGATTGATTCGCTCAGCGATCTGCCGCAACTCATGCAGGACAGCATCGAGCTGGGCACCTTCGTCGTCGAGCTGGGCAACACGCTTTCTCAGGTCACGAACCTCAGCGACCAGTCGGGGGTAGTCGTCGAGGATCCACGTTATGGCGTCGGAACCCTTGCGGCCCGGCGCGTACAGCTCGGCGGTTTTGATCAGGCGGGTTTCGAGGTCAATAGCGCATCGCATAATCGAGCCTATGTTCACCGGCGCCCGGAGCTTCGCAGATTATCCGGACACCGCCAAACATAAGCTCAGGCCATTATGCGAAGTTAGACATGCGGAGGCCAGGCCGAGTCATCCGC